AGACGTCATGGTCGAGTTCTGCTGCAAAACAATTTTGCCTTCGGAGATCAGGGACAAAAATATCCTGAGATTGTCAAAAACTGCCGAGCCGCAAATTTCGGCTGCATTTCCGATGTAATTGAGGCTCAGAGGCGACTCGGCCGAATTGAAGGGCACCAGTCGGTAAAAGTCATCCGGTGGCAATTGCAGCCAGGCAGGATATACGTCTTTCAACCAAGCGGAGAGTTCAGGCGGAAGTGGCGTCGAAAGTCTGATTCTGGACACGATGTTTGGTCTCTCTGCTATTCGGAAGTTGTTGGTAGCACATGCCCGCCCCCCGCGAAACCATCCTCACCGCCCTGCACGCGCGGTTGCAGACGCTTGCCGCCACCGCCCTGCGCGGTGACGTTCTGCCTGAACGCGTGCCCACTGCGGGCCTCCTGATCCTGCGTGACGGCGAGCCGGGGGAGCCCGAGGTAACGCTGTCGCCCCTGCGCTACCATTACCAGCACCGGGCCGAGATCGAGGCAGTTGTTCAGGGTGCTGCCCGTGACACCACCTTCGACACCCTCTGCGCCAGCATTGGCGCGGCGCTCGCCGCCGACCGCACGCTGGGCGGACTCTGCGACTGGATTGAGGCCGAAGCGCCCCGTCCGGTCGATCTGCCCGTGGAGGGTGCCGCCAGCCTGAAGGCGGCGGTGATCCCGGTCATCCTGCACTATTCCACGGCCGATCCGCTGGCCTGACCCCAAATCACGATAGGAGAACACGATGGCACGAGCCCATGGGGCGCGGGCGCAGATGGCGCTTGCGTTCGAGACCGTCTATGGCACTGCGCCCGCCTCGGGCTATCGCACGGTGCCCTTCGCCAGCACCACGCTCGGCTCCGAACAGCCGCTGATCGCCTCGGAACTGCTGGGCCAGGGGCGCGATCCGCTGGCCCCGATCAAGGATGCGGTCATCGCCGACGGCGACGTCGTGGTGCCGATCGACGTCGAGAACCTTGGGCTGTGGCTCAAGGCGGCCTTCGGCGCGCCCGTCACCTCTGGCACGACGCCCAAGACCCACACCTTCCAGTCCGGTAACTGGACGCTGCCGTCGATGGCCATCGAGACGGCAATGCCCGAGGTGCCGCGCTTTGCGATGTACACCGGCTGCGTCTGCGATCAACTGTCGTGGCAGATGGCACGCTCCGGCCTGCTGACCGCGACCGCGCGGCTGGTGGCGCAGGGCGAAAGCGTTGCAGCGGCCACGGCCGCAGGCACGCCCACTTCGCTGGCGCTGCAGCGGTTTGGGCATTTCAACGGCGCGATCACACGCAACGGCTCGCCGCTTGGCAACGTCATCTCGGCCGAAGTGACATATTCCAACGGCCTCGACCGGATCGAGACCATCCGCTCGGACGGTCGCATCGAGGGGGCCGACCCCGGCATGGCCGCCCTGACCGGTCGGGTGGAGGTGCGCTTTGCCGACACCGCGCTGATCACGCAGGCCATCGACGGCACGCCGTGCGAGCTGGTCTTCGCCTGGAGTCTCGGCGCCAACGCCAGCTTCACCTTCACCGCCCACGCCGTCTATCTGCCGCGCCCCCGGATCGAGATCCCGGGCCCGCAAGGCATACAGGCCACTTTCGACTGGCAGGCCGCCAAGGCCGTCAGCCCCGCCCGCATGTGCACCGCCGTCCTCGTCAACACCGTTGTGAGCTATTGATCATGATCAGACTGAACCTGACTGCCGCGTCCGCGTGGCTGACCCTCGCCCCCGGCCTGCGCCTCAACGTGGCCCCGCTGACGACTGCCTTGATGGTTTCGGCCCGCGCCGATCCTGCAATCGAAGCCCTGCCAGATACGGCCTCACAGGAGGAACTTGCGCTGGCAATGGCCAAGGCCGTCGCCCGGCGCGCCGTGCTGGATTGGGAAGGGGTCGGCGACGACGCGGGTGATGCTGTCCCGGTTTCTCCCGAAGGCATCGATGCCCTGCTGGAAATCTGGCCGGTCTTCGAAGCGTTTCAGACGCAATACGTCGCCAAGGGCCTGATCCTGGACGCGGAAAAAAACGTCTCCGCGCCCTTGCCGAATGGTCCTTCGGCGGGGGCGACCGCTACTGCGCGGCCTGCACAGGGCGTTGCCCAGACTGCCCCGCAAGACTGAACCGGCCAAAGACGGAAGATGGCTGGCAGGTCTGGGATCTGGTCGGCCGCCTTGGCGGGCAACTTCGCGTGATCCCCGGCGCGGTACTGGGGTGGGACATGGGCGCGGCGCTGGCAATGGCCGGTGCCCTCGGGATCGACGCCTTGATCGCCGCCGAACTGCTGCCCGAGATCGAGGCGGTCATGGTGCGCAAGCTGAACGAACAGATCGGAGACGGCCATGGCTGAGAAAAGGGTCAGTGTCCGACTGGTCGCGGAAGGCGGCCGCCAGGTTCGCGCCGAACTGGAAGGAATCGGCGAGGCTGGCACGCGCGGCTTCGGCCGCCTGTCCTCCGAGATGGAACTGGCCAATGCCCGGCTGGGCAGCTTTGCCCGCAAGGCCGGGATCGCACTTGCCGCCGTGACAGCTGCCGCAGCTGCCGCAGGCGTGGCGATGGTCCGGTCCGGCCTCGACGTGATCGGCGCACAGGCAGACATGGCCGCTTCGCTCCGGACAACTGTCGAAAGCCTGCAGGTGCTGACATGGGCCGGGGAGCTTGCCGGTGTGTCGATGGGCGAGATCGAACAGGCCACCAAGAAGCTGACCACACGGTTGTCGGAAGCAGCGGCTGGGTCCGGATCGGCTGTTGGTGCTTTGCAGCGGCTGAACCTGACCGCCGCCGAACTTCAAGCGCTGCCGCTCGACCAGCGCATCGTCGCCATTCAGGAAGCCCTGAACCAGTTCGTTCCGGAAGCCGAGCGCGCCGCAGTGGCATCCGATCTCTTCGGTGACCGGGCGGCGCTGGCCTTTCTGCGGATCGATTCCGCGACCCTGCGGGAAGCCGCGCAGGACGTTCAGGATTTCGGGGTAGCGGTCAGCGCGGCAGATGCCGTTCAGATCGAACGCACCGGCGATGCCATCGCCAAACTGAGCCTGATCTGGCTTGGCCTGACCAACCGCCTGACCGCGGCCGTCGCCCCGGCGCTGGAGACGGTGGCAAACGCACTGGCCAATATGGCGCGTGGCACCGGGCCAATCGGGAGCGCAATCACCGCCGTCTTCGACAACCTCGCGCGGCTCGCCACCTATGCCGCGACCTTCGCCGCCTTCATGGCTGGCCGGTGGGTGGCGGGGCTGGCAGTGGCGGCCCTGTCCGTACGCGGCCTTGCCACGGCGCTGGTCTTCCTTCGCGGGGCGCTGATCCGGACCGGCGTTGGCGCACTGATCGTCGGCGCGGGTGAACTGGTCTATCAGTTCTCGCAGCTTGTCACCCGTGTCGGTGGCGTAGGCGAGGCGTTCCGGCTGCTCGGCGATCTGGCCAAGGAGGTCTGGTCGCGCATCGGCCTGGCGCTCGACGCCGCCTTCGCCAACATGGCTGCGGGTTGGGAAGGCCTTAAAGCGGCCGGGCTCTCGGCGCTCGAAGGCACCATCGCGGGCGCGGTCAGTTTCGGGGACCGGACGGCGGCGATCTTCCAGGGAGCCTATGATGCGGCGGTGGCAATCTGGGGCAGTCTGCCCGGCGCCATTGGCGACTTCGCCTTCCAAGCCGCGAACGGGCTGATCTCAGGCGTGGAGGCGATGCTGAACGGCGTCGTCACGCGCATCAACAATTTCATCAACGGGCTGAACGCGGCGCTGGACCTGCTGCCGGACTGGGCGGTCGGCGAAGGCGGGGTCCGGATCGGCACACTGGACCCCGTGGAACTGGCGCGGATCGGCAACCCGTTTGAGGGTGCGGCAACTGCTGCTGGCGCTGCAGCCGCCGATGCCTTCTCGGCGGCGTTGTCCCGGACATACCTTGAGCCGCCCGACCTCGGGCTTGGCACGATGGCAGACGACGCGCGTGGCCGGGCTAACGGTTACCGCGAGGCAGCGGGCATGCTGGCCGATGCTGCAGGCCGTCCCCTGGCCAGTTGGCAGGCGCTGCGCGACGCGGTGACCGGCACCGGGACGGATGCCGAAACGGCGTTGGCAGATGCCGCCAGTTCGGCGGATGCCCTGAACACCGAACTGGACGACACCGCAGCTGCTGCTGGAAGTGCGGGCACAGCGGCGCGCGAAGCTGGGGCGGCGGCGGCTGACGGGGCTGATCAGGCTGCGACCGGCTGGGGCGCGGTGACTGCGGCACTCGCCGACTATGCTGCCAAGGCGCGCGATATCGGCGCTGACATCGGCCATGCACTGGTCGGGGCCTTTACCTCGGCCGAGAATGCAGTCAGCGAGTTCGTCAAGACCGGCAAGCTCGACTTCCGCGACCTGGTCACGTCGATGATCGCCGATCTGGCTAAACTGGCGGCCCGGCGTTTCATCCTCGGGCCCATCGCGAATGCGCTGTCCGGAGCCCTTGGCGGTGCGGGCGGGATCTTCGCCAATATCCTGCACACAGGTGGCATGGTCGGATCGCCGGGTCCGGGCCGCATGGTTCCAGCCATGGCCTTCACCACTGCATCGCGCATGCACGCGGGCGGCTGGGCCGGGATCAAGCCCGACGAGGTTCCGGCGATCCTGCAAAAGGGCGAACGCGTCCTCTCGCGCCGCGAGGCAGCAGGCTACGGCCAATCCAGCGCGCCTGCGGTCAACGTCACCATCATGGCGCGCGATGCCGAAAGCTTCCGGCAATCCCGGACGCAGGTAGCGTCTGATATCGCCCGCGCCGTGTCGCTGGGCCGGAGGGGCATGTGATGGCATTTCACGAGGTACGCTTCCCCGATAACATCAGCCGCGGGGCGCGCGGGGGGCCGGAACGGCGCACGCAAGTGGTCGAACTGGCCTCCGGCGATGAGGAGCGCAACGCCAGCTGGGCCAACTCGCGCCGCCGCTATGATGTGGCCTACGGCATCCGTCGCGCCGACGATCTGGCAGCGGTCGTGGCATTCTTCGAAGCCCGCAACGGCCGCCTGCACGGGTTCCGCTACAAGGACTGGGCGGACTACAAATCGTGCCTGCCGTCTCAGGCGGTGGCCCCGACCGACCAACCCATCGGCACCGGCAACGGCGCGGTCGTCACCTTCGCCCTGCTGAAGCGCTACACTTCCGGCGCACAAAGCTGGACCCGGGCCATCGCCAAGCCGGTGGCGGGGACTGTCCGCGTCGCACTGAACGGCGTCGAACAGGTGACCGGCTGGAGCGTCGATACCGCCACCGGCAACGTCGCCTTCACCACCGCCCCGGGCGCGGGCGTCGCGATCACGGCCGGTTTCGAATTCGACGTCCCCGTCCGTTTCGACACCGACATGCTCGACGTCACGCTCGATCTCGAGCGGCTGGGGTCGATCACATCCATCCCGCTGCTGGAGATCCGGCGATGAACGAAGAAACCGGCTTTGTCGCCGCCGTGCTGCGCGATCTGGCAACCTCCACCGCCGTCATCCTGGCGGCCTGGGGCGCGCTTGGCGGCGCGACCAATGCGCTGACTACGCGGATGCGGCTGCGCGATGCACTGCGCCACATCCTGCTCGGCGGTCTGATCGCCGCCGGGATGGGCAGTCTGTCCATGGCGGTGATCACTGCCTGGCTT